TTTTTTAAAGTTATCACCTCCTTTGTCTAAAGCGTTTGATGTTGAACCCATCATACACTTACCTATAATTCTACTACCTAATCGTAAACATGTTTTTGTAACACGCCAATTGTTTAATATATTATCAGGTCTTTCCCATTTACCACTTTCATCATGTACTAGTAATGCCAGTTTTTCACCATCATAGCTATTGTCACCTGTGTTCTTCCAGTCAATTGTTGTATCTAATCCTTGTATATCTTCTAGCTTTTCGTTAGCTGTAATCTTTTTTCTTGTAAACTTACTAGCAGGTACTCTATACGCAAGCTCAGACTTTGGTCTATCCATACCATCTTGAATAGGTTTAAAGAAAAACGGGTAGTTTATACTAATAGGTACAACTTTATCAGTAAACATTTTTTTCGCGTCAGCACCTGTTTTAGATAAGATACCATATCTACTATCACTCGCTAATGTAGCTAAATTAACTGTTTCAGCGCTTGACATAAAAGAAAAGCCAGAACGACGGTTTTTAAGGTAAGACATACCATAACATCTTTTATCTGCTTTACAAGCTTCCCAGAATATATAAAACAATCTGTTTGCTTCTCTAAAGTCTGGTGCACCTACATCTATTTTACTCCATTGTAGATACATGTAGTGTGTACCTGTTATATAAGTTGGCTTACCGTTGTTAGTAAACCAAAAACCTTCGTCTCTTCTTTTGAACTCTTCGTCTATATAATCATACCACTGTTCTTTTTGCTCTTCAGGATACGATCTCCAGTCAAATATATTTTTTAAACGTTCTAAATCTTTTGGTTGTTTAAATCTTACCCACTTATTTAACTCATGTATGTGCACTCGCACTGGCTGTTTTGGCAGCGCGATACGCAAATTTTGTATTTCAACCACTTCACCGATTTGCCCAGTTTTTGAGATAACCACGACATCATGTTCTTTATCATATCCATATTTCCATTTTTTAGATTTGTTAAGCCGACTAATAGTCGTGCGTTTAATAGGTTCTATTATTTTAACTAAACTTTGCTCGTACATTATTTAGATCTACCTTCTGCGAATCCTTTAAAAGCTTTTTTCTCTGTCTCTTTAGGTGTTTTTCCCTCAAGCAAGTTTTCTTCTTCTTGGATTCTGTTAAGTATTTCAAATGCATCAAATATAGCTAATTTTTTAGTAGCTGCTGCGTTTTTTAATCTATCAGCTGATACATCATCTTCTGTATTTGTAATAATCTTTTCTTCTGCTACTTTGATTAATTCATCAACTGCTTTTCGCCCAGCTTGGATTATACTCTTCTTCGTTTCCTTGATACTCATATTTAATTGTAATAAAATTAGATAAAACTCTATATAGTCTTTCGTTGTCAACAATAAACTCGTACTGACTACTTGGTCTAAAACCAACTAAGTCATTAACTTTTACGGTACCGTCTGAATATTTAACAATACCTTGTAATGGTTTTTCAGATTCAATATTAAATTGATCTACAGCTTTTAAAGGCTTTACAAAACAATAACCTTTTGGAGCTATCCACTTATCAGTTCTTTTATATAAAAATATTTGATCGCGGTTTATAAGATAAGTATCTTCATTAAAATAAGCCTTACTGTTTCTTTCTACACCCTTTACATCATGCCACCTGCGAAAAACATTATGGTGTACTATAACAGTATCACCAGGTTTTATATCTGTATCACCAATTATAGGTGTTGATATAACTTTAGCTTTTCTATTTACATAATGATGATTATATATTTCAGTATTAAGTATTAAATTTACACCTTCAACTTTTTTACTATTGTTATATCTTTCTCCTATTGGCGTTACAACAAAGTTGTAAACACTTTTCATTAGTATTCTAAATTATACTCTACAGATACAGCCATATTTTTATTAAAGTCTTTCCAAGGTAACACATCTTTATTTTTTTTAATATATATAGAGTACTTGTCATCTTCTTCTAATATATCACAAATAGTATGGCCACCGTAAACTTCTTGCCCTACAGCATAATGCATTGCATCGTTTTTATAATCTTTACCTACACTAATCTTTCTTATCAGCTTCGCCATCTTCAGTGTAGTTTATAGTTCCATCTTGTATATTAATATCAAACGTGCCGTAGTCTTTTTCAAACTCAGCTTGTAAAGAAGTTAGTTGCTCTCTAAGACCAGCAATATTATGCATCATCTCATGTTTTCTTAACTCCATAGAACCTATTTCTAGCTGTGCTCTATTAATACCGTTTACTGTATCTTGAACTTTTGTTAACTGCTCTTCAGTTATTCTTTCAGGTTTAACACCTTTAAGTTCTTTAATTTTTTTACTTGTTCCTTTTACTTTTGTTGTTGCCATTTTATTTAATTTAATTTAATTATTATTCTGCTAACTGCCACTCAGATTTTGCTAGTTCAGTTATAATCTCAGTATACGTAAGCTCTGTTTTACCATTTAAGAAATCTGGTTGGTCACCAGTGTATTTTACAAATGTTTTTGTATTGTTGTTATTGTACCTAAGTGTATTAGAAGAATCTTCTAGTACTTTAGAAAAATCTACACTTGATATTTCACTTGATTCTAATATAACGTATTTTCTATCCATTGTTTTTGTTTATTATCCAGGTATGTTTGTGCTGTATGTTGGTCCGTTTGTTAAAGTACCATTTGAACCGCCAGTTGCATCTGTAGCTGTAGTACCACTTCCTTCGTTAAAACCATAAAAAGCAACTAAACTACTTGAGTTGTCATAGTTACCACTATCTGCTGTTAAATCAAATGGTACACCAGAATTATATATAGCTGCAACCGCGTTAGCATCTAAAGCAACACTCCATAATGCCCATTCATCAATTAAACCTGGAAGTAAGTTGGCAGCTGATCCGCCGCTATTAAAAGCTCCTATATAAATATTTTGATCAGTAGCAAAAGCACCTTGGTCTGCAGCTGTGCAACCGGCAGTTAAAGCACTTCCAGCTGTAACATCTGAACCGTTTTTATATATTTTAACAGTAATATTATCAGAGCCTGTTCCAGTTTTAGTAGCTGTTATAACCCAGTTTACCCAAGCACCATCTAAACCATCATCAGCATCAAACTCTGCAGATGCAGTTTCTTGCCTTGAGTTAGATCCGTTTGCTTTAAATTGAAAACAAAGTTTACGACCCGTACCTCTTTGAAATAATTTTATAAAGTTATTAGTATCAGCTGACGCACCCCATATTGTATCTGTTTGGGTGTAGTTGTCAGTATTTTGCCAGCAGCTAACACTAAAGCTATTTCTAAATGTACTTTGAAATGAAGCGCCAGTATTTACAAAATCATTTGTACCATCAAAAGATAATGCAAATTTATTGTATGCAGCATCTAAGGATGCGCCACCTATTATACTATTTCCTAAACCTAACATTACGCTCTAGATCTATAATCTGGTCTTGGAGCTACATAAACCACAGCAGAACCACCGTTTAACTCTACTTTATCCCACATTCCATAAACTGTTAATCCTTTAGGGAAAGTATCTGAACTTGTAATTGGATCAGCGTCTTCATTACTTTCATTTGTAGTATCAGCTGCAGCAGCGTTCCAATGACTGTCTATTGCTAGTACATCAGTTCCAAAAAACGCAGTATCACCCATGCCCATGTTAACACCACCGTCAAGAGTTTCTAAAGCTTCAAACGTTACGTCTGTTATCATAGTGACAGCGCATACATAATACTTAGCAGTACTAGCTGTTAAATCTAAAAAAGCGCCATCGCCTTTTAAAAATGTAGATCCAAATTGACCAAAGCCATATGCTACATCTGTTGAATTTTGTCCCATAATTTTATTTTTTTACTTTTTCTAGTGATCTACCGCCAAAATAAGCACCGATCACAGTTATTAATACTAATTGAAGTAAATCCACCCAACTGGATTTAACTTCGAAATTTATTGCACCAGCATCAATAAAAATTAATAGCATGGTGCATACTATTAAAAATATTAAGACTAATGGTCTAACGTTTTTACTTAGCCACGAGTCTGATTTTAAATCTGCCTCCCATCTTCTAGTAATGTTTTTTTCCATTTCTATTTGATAGCTAGCAATTAATTCTTTTATTTTTCTTTCTGCTTCTAGTTTTTCTTC